AAAAAAACTCAAAAATGTTGAATTACCCGAAACACCCGATGGAAAAAACTATGATGATGATGCAACACCTGAAATAAAAGGTTTAGGACTGTATGGTTTCAACCAAGATAAAGATGAAAACGAATCTGAAGAAAAAACTCAAGAAAAATCTGAAGAAAAAACTCAAGAAAAATCTGAAGAAAAAACTCAAGAAAAATCTGAAGAAAAAACTCAAGAAAAACCTGAAGAAAAAACTGAAGTAAAGCCTGAAGAAAAAACTGAAGTAAAGCCTGAAGAAAAAACTCAAGAAAAACCTGAAGAAAAAACTCAAGAAAAACCTGAAGAAAAAACTGAAGTAAAGCCTGAAGAAAAAACTGAAGTAAAGCCTGAAGAAAAAACTCAAGAAAAAGCTAAAGATGAAAATGAAACACCGCAATCAACAAATATCCCATTAGATGAAAAAAAGATTCAAGAAAATGAAAACCACATCAAGGATTTAATGAAGAAACTTGAAGATATAGAAGCAAAGATGGCAAAGCGTGATGAAAAAAGTGGAACAGATGATACTGATACTCTGATTAAAAACCATAGCGGGATAAAACATATCGTGGATCATATTGTGAATACCTTTTCGGGTTCTAAATCGATGTACACATTACAACAACAAATGGAGTATTGGAAAGAAAAGATGTCATCGTTGGAAAAGAAAATAGAGCAATCACATTCAGAAATATCAAAACAAGGCGAGGATAAAATAACAAAAAAAGACATGAAGGAACAGCTTGTAATTTTGAACAAAGCACGTGATATAATAGAAGAACAAATGAACATTGTGAATGATCCTGATATGCAATTCAAAATCAAATTAGATGAACTAGAAGAACTATTGAATGCAAGCACATCAAACTCAACGTCCATAGACAAAGCAAAATTATTTACAACAAAATTGCAAAAATTAAAAGTGTCTAGTGACGATTCATTACAAACCAGTATACAAGAAATAACGAAAATGAAAGAAGAATTCACAGACGACTCTGATATAGCTGATGTTTTTGACCAATTGAATGAAATATTGGAAAAAGTGGTTAATGTCGATAATGAGGACAAAGATACCAATTTAGTAAAGCAAGGTGGGCGTAGAACGTTGAAGAAACAGAAAAAAAGCAAAAGAAAGACGAAAAAATCACATAAAAAACGATAGAAATGGACCAATCACATTAGTACTAAAAAATAATAATAATAATGTGAAGTTAGAATATATGCCCTCTAATATGAAAGACCGTTTCCGCGACATATGTCTTAGATCGAGTAATGTTATGTATCAATATACTGACATCACAAAATCCGCTGCTTCACCATCAATGTCTTGTCCTAATTGGACCCATACAGTTCCGTCGTATTGATACACTCTTACATGTCCTGATTCAAAGCCATTTATTCCTTGGTTATAGCGAGCAATTGAGATAAATGATGTACGCTATATTAAATTAATAATGTTTGAGTTTTGCAAGATATTCCTGGAGATTGTTGGAATGAATATGCTCGTTGATCATGACACATGGAGTGATGTTACCAAAATTAATTTTCGTCAGATACGATTTGGGTATTCGTTTATTGTAATGGTTTTGCACATATTCCAATAATACATTTTCGTCAATACATCCCATTTCTATTTCAATATCAATACGTCCAGGACGCACAAGTGCCGGGTCCAACTTGTTCCAATGATTACTTGTCATTATCAAAATGCGACCTTCATCTTCTGCGATACCGTCCATCAAATTCAATAGCGAGGACAATGTAAATGATTCATTCCCATATTTTGTAGTTGTTATTGACGGTTTTCGTCCTTTTTCATCATCGCCATTCATATCATTATCATGTATCAAAGTCTTAACAATATCGTTTATTTCTTTTCCAGAACTAGTCTGTTGTTGAAATTCGCGTTTTAACACAATATCACTCATACAATCTATATCTTCAAATATGATGATTTTATTTGCAAAATCTATCGGTTCTTTGTTATATTTATGGTATTTATCATCATAGTATACATCATACAAATTCCTTTCATTTTTTATTTTATTCAAAGGTATTTCAATAATATGACGATTTGTCATTTTTGCCAAACATTTAATGAACGAGGTTTTCCCTGTACCAGGTGGTCCATGCAGTCCTATACCAAGAGTATATGGGTGTCCATTTTCTTCATACCACTTTTTATTGTGTAAAAAGAAGTTCAACTTGCTCATTATTTCATCTTTATTATGTATATATAAATTGTCAAATACTTTGTTTGTATGGAATTCCTTTTCGTACCATTGAATTGTATTTTCTTCCATATTAATATCTTTCAATTTATAATAAAATTGTAGGTACCGACGTTTGTCTTCAATTGATTTCAAATAATCGACCTTTATTCGTTCAACATATTCTTTTAAATATGGTGTACTATGAACAAACGAAAACAATGTCAGTGAAATGAACTTTGTTGTAAGCTTTATATTATTATTGGAATTTGCGGGATCGTCATCATTACTCTTGAATGTATCAATGATACAATATATGTCCTTTTCTAATTCAAAAGGAGTCTCTTGTTCTACAATGAAGAGAGAATTATCTTGATTTTCATTTTTATCGTTTCCGTCATAATCATCATGTGTTTCATTGAAACATTCAAGAAGACTATATATATTCAAATCCTCACGATTTAATATATATTTCCATAATGCCTTGAAATTATCACTCATCAGCGTACGTATTCGTACATTATATGTGGTGTGCTTTGTGATATACTGACCATCTAAACGCAAGGTGCATTTATTATAACATGTTCTGTAATAACAATAATAATAGATCATATAGATATCACGAGCATGAAAGCTGATATTATTATACAATGAATAAAACAACGAACCGAACAAAATCAAGCATATGCCACGGTAATCATTTTCATTCACTTTTTGCAACAGGAAACTATATTTAAACATGTCTACAACATTTTCCATATTATAATAAAAATTATGATTTTATATACTTTAACCACATTTCAGACTTATTCCATATATCATTCATTTACAGAAATGGAATATATTGAATACTTGCATTATCATACATGGTAACTTTGAATGCATCATTATAACCCTCTACATAAACATTATCACCATTGAATAAATTATCGCAACCATATTCGCCTGTACAGCTTCGACCAGAATTGCTAATGGGTAATTTGACACTATTGTTTTTATCACTCATTGTGTAAAATTGCCACTTATCACGATTTGCAAACAAAGGTCTTCCCATCAAAGGCAAAATAGTTTCCTCGCCAGTGTGTCGTGTTAGAATACCTACTTGACGGTAATGAGTATCGACCGACTGTGTTGGCACATTGATAGGAATACCATTTACTTGGGGTCCTTGATGAACTTGCCCACGAATATCATGACTAGGTACCATATAACGAGTATCGCGCATGGGAGCTGTATAGGGATTCATATATACGTCACCTGGGACATTTGAATATGGCACATTTGGACGGAAGAATATTTGAAATGGGTTCCATCCTAAATCACTCGTCTTGTTTTCCGACGATGATACGCGATATACTTGTTGCATTCTCGAGTATATCAAAAATGTGGAAACACCAATAACAATCAAAAGTAGCGTCAACGTCATGTTTTCAATACAAAATACTCCTGGTGGACATTTCTTAGGCATATGATGTACTAACAAAAGATAATATCTTTCTTATTTCGAATATCTATATATCAAGAGTTTGTCATCATTATTTTTCGCTTTATTAATGCTTTGTGTTCTATATAGACATTTACTTGTGAACATCTCATGTGGTTGGATATCATTTGGAAAGTTCAAATAAATATTAGCCTTTTTACTTGAAATAAGCTCAGGTATAAAACTTATATACATGTCACGCAAGTATACACTTTTGAATGCTTCAGTATATAATTGACTACCACCAATAACAAAGACCTTTTGATAATGATGAATTCGACAGTAATCCAATGCATGAAATAATGATTTGACGCATTCGACGTCATCATCCAGAAATTCTTCACTTGTAACTACAATATTTTTCCGGTTTGGTAAAGGTCTATTATTAGGAAAGCTTTGATAAGTATTTCTTCCCATAATAATAGCATGGTCTAATTCGGTTGATGTTCCTTTTGATGTTGTGATATCTTTGAAAAATGCCATGTCTTCTTTACATTTCCACGGAAGAGAGAAAACATTTTCGTTTGTATGATAATAACCTATACCGTAATTAGAATCACATGCTACGACAACAGTAAAGTCCATATATATTATTATGTAGCAATAGCCTCATATTGAAGTCATAATAATATATTTATTCAGAGTGATTTATCTCCATTCATCTAAGCTCGTGCTTGTGGTTTATTCCCAGCCATTGTATTAATCAACTTTTCTACATGGTCAAGATTGAATCCCTCAAGCATTGATTTTGCACGATGCATCATGGGCTCCATATTCTTCATGTTTTCAGCTAGCACTTTTTGTGACTTGACAAGACCCATCGTTTCATTTGTCAAACCTTTGATGCCTTCATTTCCCAGCATTCTTTCCATGTTACTGTACGCCTTCTCTAGTGTTGCAGAATGATCAATGTAATCCCCCTTCTCGATTTCATCATCGTCATCATCGGTAGTGTTTTTACCACGTTTCTTCGTATCTGTCTTTGATGTTTTCATTTGTTTCGGGCGTAAAGTGCGACGATTTGTAGAAAACATTTCCTTTTTCACTAATTCCTTTGCAATGTCATTTACATCTATCGGGACTTCGTCGTCCTCAACCGTATCAATAGTCTTTAAATTCATCTTTTTGATTGTTTTTTCTAATTTTGCTTTCAATTCATCTGAATCTATCGAATCTAAAAAATCAGCAGCATCAGCTTCTTCTTTATCCTTCTTTTTGTTTTTAAATCCTTCGCGCGCTTCAGTTGTATCTTCATTATCATCATCAACGTGAACCGTCTTTTTTGCACTTCCATTTCTATTTCTCATACCCTCTGATCTGTAGTAAGGAAGCATTATATTTGTCTTTAACAAATTGGTAGCAATTAATGCAGTTGAGAGAATAACAATCATGTTCTTTGTGAAATAGTAGGCAACTATACAGACACTTATAAAAAACAAAATAGATTCATTATCATTCAATGTAACAAGACCTAAAACATTTGTCACTGCTAAAAATAATACAATATATAGAACTGCTCTATTTGTTAATAAACTTTGTAATTTCATACTATATATTGTATAAAGAATTAAATTTCAAACCGCTTCCAGAACATTAATTACTTGTAGATGATTTTCGTCTTGATGAATATGTTTTCATTGAAAACTTCCCCAAACGCTTAGTAGATAAAGTACTTGCACGAACAGGTTTTGATTTCCTCTTTCTAAACTTAAATGATGATGTATTCTTCCTTCTACTTCTTTGTTTTCGAACCGTACTGTTATACCTATACCCTCCTCTACGTCTACCCATAGGATTATCTTGGAAATTTCTCTCTGGATTAGAGAGTTCTTCGTGAAATACCTCAGCAAATGTGGGGTTCAATTCATCTTTCTCTTTAGATAACAACTCTGCAATATTACTGACAGACTCAAGAACCTTACTCACTTCATCTGAATCACCTGACAATTCTTGTAATTTACCTTTTAGAGAGTCAATATTACTTGATTTTGTAATGTCGTCTAAAATGTCAGATATGGTTGTGAGGATTTCCATATATTCGTTTTTTGTCTTGAGGAGTTGTTCCTTCAGAGAAACTATTTCTTGTTCTAATTCTCTTTTTGTAGACTCCGTTTTCTCCAAATTACTTTGAGAACTATTCAATTTTCCTTGTAATTCAGTTTGTTTCTCTCTTTCCCCAGATAGTATTTTTTTGGCCATCTCCATTTCTTTTTTATGTTGTAAATTCTCCTCATCATGTTGTTTCTTCATTGCATCCTCTTCTTCTTTCAGTTGTTGTAGTTCAGCATTCTTTTTGTCTTTTTCACCATTTGATTCATTAAGTTTCCTTTCCTCTTTAGCCAAGTCTGCCTTTAGCTTATTCAGTTCACTTTCGCTTAATTTGTTTGCATTATTTAACATTTCATTCAGGTGTGCTATATTTTTCTGAATTTCTTGTTTCTCTTCTTTGATTTCTTGTAACTTCGTTTTTGCTTCCTCCAAATCATTTTGTAATGTCTTCTCTTTCTTCTTTTGTTCCTCAATAAGATCGTTTTTCTGTTTTTCTAAATTCTTGATATCATTAGCACTTTGATTTATCTTATTTCTTTGTTCTGTTCCCTGTTCGTTCAATGATTCCAATAATTTTGTCAAATTTGTATTTTCAATATTTAACCTATCGATCTCAGCTTGTTTTTCTTCGATGAGTTTTGTATCTCCTTCAAGTGTCTTTTTCTTCTCTGAAATAGTGTTTAATCTACCACGAATGCTTTCAAGATCCTCTTTGGTTTTCTTCATGAATTTTTTGACAGCAGTGTCATATTCTTTCGATATCTTTGTTGCCTCTAACAAAGACTTCAATTTCTTACTGATATCTGATACTATAGTGCGATTATCATCATTTACAAGTCCCTTTCCATCGACACTATCATATAAATTGGTAGTAGTATTGGATGTAGGATTTAAATTTGAATCTGGATTACTCGGGTTAAAAAAATTACTAAATATACCATTATTGGCTTCATCAGATGCACCACCTTTCCTCTTGCGCTTTGATCGAAGAGTTTTATTTTTTCTTAGTTTCTTATTCCGTAAGCTACTATATTTCATGTATATAATACAAAAATATAAAATTCCTAAACCTAAACATCACTTCATCTTTTCAATATCTTGTTGCAATGTTTTGATATATCCTTGAATTAACATCTTATCCATAGACACATTGTCCAATGTACTTTTTGAAATGGATGAATCCTTTTCAATTTCTTGTAAATGTTCTAAAATATTATTCAACAGCACCTTCTGTTTCTCCTTTTCGTCGCGATGTTTCTTATAGTACTCTTCAAATGCATTTCTGAGTTTTCCTTCACATTCAGTCAAAGATGCATCGCTGTTATCATCATTCACGATATTCTTTTTCAATGTTTGGAAACTATCATCCAACTCTTTAGTATTTTCTGTTGTAGCAACCTTCATTTTTTGTATTTCTCTATCTCTCGTAGATAAGCTTTTACGTTCTTCATTTAATTGTGACTTAATATTCTTATCAGTTGGTCCAGTATTTGTAACTGTTTCATCCTCATTTTTACTTTCTGGTGCTACAACTTCATGTTTTGGAACAACTAGAGGTTCGCTTGATGTATTAGTAGCGATAGAATTATCATCAATAGCCGTATCTTCTAATTGTTGAATTTTTCTTATTTCTTTGTGTTCTCTCTTATCAACATTTTGTAATCTATTTTCATGTTTACTTGTTGGTGTTACATGATGGTTATATCCATTGTTATTATCTTTCATTTCTGTATCATTAGAGAGAACAGGATTAATTGTATTTCTATTAGAGAGAACCGGAAAGTCAGTATAACTGCTTTTATCTAAAATAAATGATGGCTTCTGTGCATCATCGTTAACTGAAATAGGAATTCTCTCTTGTGGATATATTTTGGCATCTAACTTATCGCCGTACACGTTACGTAATGTATTATAAGGATCCACCTCATATTTATCATGTGTATCATTGTAATGAAAGCTATTGATGTATACCTCAATTGGTTTCCCAATGAACTCTTTATTATATGATGCACATGTGTCTTTTTCATTATTACAATTACAATTAGAATGGGGTTCTTGACGTGTAAAATTTTCATTTTTATCAACTATTACTGGCTTGTAAATATGGTCAAAGTTCTTCATTGTATTTTCTGTAAACGATTCTAGTGAATTCGCTATGAATGTCTCTAAAACTTTAGTTTGATAAATACATTGTTTATATTCATTCTCTCTTAATAAATGAGAGCAGTTGCTAGTCATATAGTATGTAATGATATTATAAGTTCTACAGCAACCAATATATATTCAATTAAAAATATATAAAATCTGAACTATATATATTTTAGAATGTCAAAGGGCAATTCTGAACCGTTGTTAACCGAAGACGTTTCACGCTTTGTAATGTTTCCAATCCAGGATGAAAGTATCTGGACAATGTATAAAAAACAAGTTGATTGTTTCTGGCGTGCGGAAGAAGTTGATTTATCCAAGGATCTGACACACTGGAATTCATTGAATACTGATGAGCGACATTTTATTTCTATGATTCTTGCGTTTTTTGCTGCTAGTGATGGAATTGTATTAGAAAACCTCGGGTTACGTTTTATGAGCGAGGTCCAATTATCAGAAGCTAGAGCATTTTATGGGTTTCAGATTGCGATGGAAAATATTCATTCTCAGATGTATAGTCAATTGATAGAGACATACATTCAAGACAGAGAAGAAAAACATAAATTATTCAATGCACTGGAAGCATTTCCTTGTATTCAAAAGAAAGCATCATGGGCACGTAAATGGATTGGTGATAATCGTAGCACATTTGCAACACGTCTTGTTGCATTTGCATGCGTCGAAGGTATATTCTTCTCTGGTGCATTTTGTAGCATATTTTGGTTGAAGAAACGTGGGTTAATGCCCGGTCTCACTTTTTCAAATGAATTAATATCCCGTGACGAAGCACTTCACACTGAATTTGCGGTGCTATTGTACAACAAACTAGAGAAGAGAATAAACAAAGCTCGAATCACTGAAATTGTCAAAGAAGCAGTCCAAATAGAGAAAGAGTTTATTATCGAAGCATTACCGTGCCGATTAATAGGAATGAATTCTGGTTTGATGGGACAGTATATCGAATTCATAGCAGATCGTCTAATTGTCCAATTAGGTTATGACCCAATCTACAACGCATCAAACCCTTTTGACTTCATGGAACTTATTTCCGTAGAATCAAAGACCAACTTCTTTGAAAAGCGAGTATCAGAATATGCACTTGCTGACAAAACAGTGAATGATGACTGTTTCGAGTTATCCGAGGACTTCTGATGAATGAATCAAATAAGTGAAAAATTAATATCCCATAGTGTATATTATGAAAGTATTAGTGACCGGAGGAACTGGACTTGTGGGGAACGGAATCAAAGCAATTTCATGCAATCATCAACACACTTTTGTATTTATGTCATCGCGCGATTGCGATTTGACTGATTTGGAAAGTGCCAATACATATTTTGATGAATTACGACCTGATTATGTTATACATTGTGCAGCAAACGTTGGAGGATTGTTCAAAAATATGAACAGTAAAGTAGAAATGTTAGAAATCAATTTGATGATGAATTATAATATTGTCAAATTGTCTCATAGATATAATGTAAAAAAACTGATTTGCATATTATCAACATGTATTTTTCCAGACGATACTTCATATCCTATAGACGAAACTATGCTTCATAATGGACCTCCCCATAATTCTAATAATGCATATGCATATGCTAAGAGGTTGATGGAGACACATGCTAACGCTTATAATGAACAACACAATACCTCCTTTGTTTGTGTTATACCGACAAATATCTATGGTAAGCATGATAATTTCGATTTACAGAATGGACATGTAATACCCTCACTAATACATAAATGCTATGTAGCTAAAGAAACAGACGATGACTTTGTAATATGTGGTTCTGGTGCACCATTGAGACAGTTCATATACAACGTTGACTTAGCGAAGTTGATTATGTTTGTATTGGATGATTATCATGATACATCACCAATTATTTTAAGTGTTGACGAAGAAGATGAAATTTCAATAAAACATGTCGGGAAATTGATAGCGAAAGCATTTGACTACGAGAGCAGAATCATGTTTGACACAAATTACAGTGACGGTCAATTCAAGAAAACCGCATCAAATAAGAAGTTGAGACAGCATCTTCCAAACTTTACATTTACAAAAATAGAGAGTGGTCTAGAGGAAACAATTCGTTGGTTTAAAGACAATTACGACAGTGTGCGAAAATAATGTATTACCTATATTTATATGAGTTCGCATTTGACTCATGTAAATATGACTTATATAGAGCATTTCCGTTTCTCTGGTAAAATTGCCATAGAATTATTTATTGGTTCTATCTTTGCTCTTATTCACGCGTGTTCACCGAACCTTTATGATGACTCTAGTACACGTCTCATTACAAAATGGCATAGAATATTTGAGATACAGCATACACCAACTAATAGTAATGATAAAAATTAATAATAATATGTCATTATAGTATGAAGAATTTAATTTCATACATGGGTACGATTTTACGTAAGATGCAAACAGAAAAAATAGTCATTCTATTTGCATTTATGATATTTTTTTCTGTATTGTATCTCTTGTTGGATGATAAACATTTTTCTGGAGTGAACAAATACCAAGAAATTGTAAAGGAAGAAGTCTTGAAAGACACTGTTCAGAAAGAAATAAAGGAAAATTTCATGGAACCGTTTGTAGCATCTTTCAACAATCCATTTCATGATAAGAAAACAAACAATATGAAAAATCAAGAGAAACAAGAGACAGAAGATGCAATCGACGATTCTACAAGGAAAGCACAGAAAGAAGTGAAGACCGAAATACTCGAGGCAGATGAAGTAAAACCTGGATTAGGGAAGAAGTTGTTCAATCGTATCTACTTCTCCATCATTACAGGTTGTCTCCTAGGATACGGTGATATATATCCTGTAACTATTGCAGCGAAAACAATTACAATGTTCCAAGGACTTACAACTGTTGCATTAATCATATCATAAATTATTTTTATACTTATAGGAACGTAAGACTTCTTTTATTCGTTTTGCTGTAAACCCGCCTTGATATTGGCTTCGTTGATTGTGTTGCATCTACGTTAGGCGTTGTATCTTTCATTTTGTGAATAGGTTTTGCGACATTCAACACATTTCCATCTGTAATTCTACGTTCAGTAAATCTTTCATTTTTATAGGATATATAAGGTTCAAAAGCATGGACATGAATCATAGTATAACTTGTATTTTGAGCACTCATGCAATGCTCATTTATGTAATGCAATGATGTAATTGAAGATATACCATCTTCACCATTGTCATCAATGTACCTTCGTGTGTTAGAATTACAATATGGCTTTTTCAGCTCATCAAATAAATGAAGAATATGGTGGTCGCCAATTTTATAGAAGACATCTCTATCTAATTTCAAATACCGTTGAAGACATCGTTTCTGTAAACAATTGTCTTCAAGTGCCCATCCCCAATAGGAAGGAAATCCATTGACTCTTTCAAAGTCGATTCCAAGGATAGACACAATCCCTCCTAAAGCATATTCAAATCCATAGAAATGTTTCACTACGCCAGGAATAGTTTGATATGTTAACATATTTTTCTTATATGGGACAACATCAACATCATGAAATACATAACTGATTTTTAAGTAGTCATGTGGATACATATCTTTTGCTGCAAGGAATCCAATGTTTTTCATAGCACCTCTATTGAATATGCGTTCATCGCATTGATGAATAAACCAAATTTTATAGTCCTCATCATTGATGTCTTCCAAAATATATTTAA